AGGGGTTACAACACCTGGGTTTGCACCTGGTAATGCACCGGGAGCAGCGCCAGAAGCGGTTGGTTGACCGCTTAAGTTACCTGTATACTGTTCAATAAGTTTTAAAAACCTACTTGATGCTTTTACTTTTTCAAATGCGTCCATGTTATTATTACTTACTACCTTACAACATTTTTAAAGGAACTGTAGTTGATTTTTATGGTATACTCGGTTAAAATATTCGGGGGGGAGAAAGACAGACTATATATACATTCCATGGGGAATATATATTAATAACTCTACGAGGTGGTATTTTGTAATACTTTTTATAAGGCTCGCTTCGCTCGCCTTGATATACCATATATTAATATATCTCCCGGGATTTTTCAAGCAGGAAAGGAAAGGTTGAATTTGTGTTTGTCTAAGAAAGTTTTCATTTTACGGTTTGTAAACTTGTTAAAGTCAAAATTAAAGCGATAATCTTTAATTAACGTAGAAAGTTCAAAACCTGCTGCTTTGTTATCTTGCAAACAAGAAAAGTCTAAAGTGTTTGTATAATGCAGTATTGGAAATACTTTGCAAAGCTTTGCAAACACTCTCTTGAAGCTGTTTTCTATATGCGTACCGGTATTAGTATAAAATATTACATTCTTACGGTTGTCTGATTCTTGTAATACTTTAAAAGCATTTTTTGCTGTATAATATAATAATAATTTATCAGCGTCTCTATCTGATAATGATATACCGTAACTAACTCTTTCGTGGTAATACTCTTTATACACTAACTCTGCAAATGACTCTACGTCAATTACCGTTAGGTTCAGAGCTATCTTTTGTAACCGCATTATCTACAATTATGTTATTGTTTTTACTTTGTTCAAGCTTTTTTAGTAATGCGTCCGGCGCTCTTCCAATACGACAGTTTATAATGCCGTTGTAGTAACCTTCATTTAACAAAACATCTGCTTCAAATTGTTTCTTTGCTTCATAGTAAGCAAGTTCAAACTTACTATCACACAAATGTATTATTTCAAACTTAAAGTTATCCTTTCCTAGATCTTTAATGTCTTGATTTAAATCGGTTGAAGAAGATGTATACTCTTTCCAATCTGTTTCAATATCAAAATGTCTTTTGTTTTTACGGCCTTTTAAAGGCTTTAATTTCTTTACAGACTTCATTTGTTTCTTGCCAATATACTTCTTACCATTAACCAAATTGGTAACAATATAGATAAACCCGTAAGGAAGTTTACCTTCCTCAATTGGGTGTATAGAAGTCCAGTGACCTAAGTCCATGTAGCTAATTACTACATCGTTGGTAATGTTCTACGGATAATCTTACCCTTTTTAAAACCAGGTGGTTTAAATTTGTTCTTGGCTTTCTTTTTAGTAGGGGCACCAAATAAATTTCTTGCATCTCCAGGAGCATAAAAGTCCCCGCTTTTGCCAATTTGGGCAGGTTGTGCTTGAGTAGGACCTAAAGCTTGTCCGGTTGTGCCGGGTACAGCAGCATCAGCACCACCCATGTCTTCCATTAGTTTTTTATATAGAGTATTAAATTTTAACATGTTGAGTTCTTTAGATTTTATACTTACACTATATTTATGGAAAATAATAGTACAGAGTCTCTTATGCAAAGGTACTCGCGAGAGCTTCATGAAGATCTTAAGATCGATGAACTAAGCATTAAAGACAAATCCATGATGGTACCTATTATTAAACATAAGTGGGTAAGCATTCAAATGAATCATAAGTCGCAACTTAAGAAACTTGAGTTTGCTAAGAAAAAACATATTAAAGAATATGTAGCTAGTGCCCCGGTTGCATTATCTAAAACAGCTCTTGAGCAAGCTGCTCTTAATGACCCTAAGTTAGCAGCTATACAAGAAAAGATAGAAGAGCTCGAACTTGTAGTTGAGTATCTTGAAAAAATTGAAAAGGCTATTAGCTCTCTTACTTTTGATTGTAAGAATGTAATAGATTTACAAAAACTTGAAACCACATAATGAGAGTAGAGTTTCAATATGATCTTAAACGTAGAGAGGTAAAGATTGTTTCTGATTATTTCAGTAACATTCGAGAGTACTTTTCAGTAAAGAACCCGGGTGCACGGTTTAATCGTTTTCAGCGGTTTATTCCGCAGCGCATTTATGCTATAACCCCGGCTGGTTATTGTGATGTAGGTTTAGTACCAGAAATAGAAAGTTATCTCAAAACCCTTAACATCCCGTTTGAGATTGTTTATAGTTTAGAGTATGTTAACTTACTCGCTAATCTACCCTATAAAGCTGGTCTCCATAAAGAGCTAGATTGTTCATTAAAGCTGAGACCGTATCAAAGAGAGGCAGTAAGTGCTGCTCTCGAAAAAGGACATGGCACTATAGTAGTAGGCACCGGTGGTGGTAAGACATTTATTATGGCTACTCTTCTGAGTAACATAGACTTTAAGATGGGTAAAGTTCTTATCATTGTACCTGATATTGGTCTAGTTGCTCAGACTTATAATGATTTTATATCATACGGTATTCCTGAACATATGATTACTAAGTGGACTGGAAGTCACGAAGTAGATCTTAGTAGAAATGTTGTCATTGCTAATTTAGGCATTTTACAGAGTGACAATTCTGATATTAGCTGGTTTAACCAAGTAACTTGTTTGTTTGTAGATGAATGTCATAAATTACGTAATGGTAATAAAGTTAATAAACTTGTAGATAAGATTCCTACCTTTAATCGTTTTGGGTTTACTGGTACGCTTCCAGAAGATCCTATTGATACATGGAATATTATTGGCCGTCTAGGGCCGGTTATCTACGAAAAGACTACCTCTAACTTACGAGATGAAGGAGAAGGGCAGTACATTGCTAATGCTCAAGCTATAGCTCTTGAGTTGGAGTATAACTTTAAACCAGATTATACTGCAGTATCAGCAAGTCAAAGGTACTTGTTTGAATTAGACTTTATACACAATAGTGCTTTTAGATACAACGTTATTAAACGTTTAGTAGGTAATCTAAAGAATAACTGTCTTATTCTTGTTGATCATATTGTACACGGAGATAGAATGTACAAAGAACTTCAAACCCTCGAAGGTAAGGAAGTGTACTTCATACAAGGAAGTGTTGAAGTAGAAGATAGAAGAAAAATACAGCAGCTAATGGAGAAACAAGACAATGTTGTATGTGTTGCTATAAGTAAGATTTTCTCTACTGGAATTTCTATTAAAAACATACATTATATTATGTTTGCGGCAGGTGGAAAGTCTAAAATTAAAACCTTACAGTCTATCGGTCGCGGACTTCGTATACATGAAAACAAAGAAATTCTTACAATTATAGATTTAGTTGACAATCTAGTATACGGAAAGAAACATTTTGATAAGCGTAAACAATTCTATGACCTTGAAAAAATCCAAATCAAACACAAAACAATCACCGAAAGCTGATAAACCTAAAGAATTTGTACCTAAGCAAAAAAAAGAGTATTATGTAAGTCCCAAAGAATTTACTGAAGAGTTACAGATGTATTATCAGACTGATGTTATAACTGATAAGCTGGCTCTTATGATTAAGAATATTGCTTACGGTCTAGCGCATGCTCCTAATTTTATTAATTATACTTTTAAAGAAGAGGCTATCGGGGACTCTCTCATTAATATGTTTAATGCTTTAAAGGATAAAAAGTACAAGTTTGACAAAGGTTTTAATCCTTTTTCATATTTTAATTCCATTTCATTTAATTGCTGGCGTAGTCGTATTAAAAAAGAAAAACGTATGAGAGATACGCTTGCAGCTTATCAAGAAGAGGTGTATAGTGTTATTGGTCCAGGGGTAGGGGTAGATGATCCAGTTAATCCAAAAAAGAATGAAAATTATTAATTCAGAAGTAGGTATTTTTTCAGACCCACATTACGGTGTTCACCGTAATAGTGAAATTTGGCATAAGATCGCTTTAGATCATGCTAAGTGGGCTGCTGAACAGTTTAAACAACGCGGCATAAAGGACATTATTATTCCTGGAGATATTTTTCATGACCGTAATGATATTGCTGTTAACACTCTTCATAATACTACTGCTATCTTCGATGTTCTTCGCGATTTCAATATTATCATTACTGTTGGAAATCACGACGCCTTTTATCGCGACAAGTCTGATATTAACTCAGTTTCTATTCTCAGAGGCTGGTCTAATATTACTGTCATTGATACTCTTGTGGTGGCTAATCTTCAAGGTAAAAAGATAGCCTTTTGCCCATGGGGCCAGGACATTAATGAAGTACCACAGTGTGATCTTATTGTGGGTCATTTTGAGATTAATAGTTTTAAAATGAATAGTTTTAAGGTCTGTACTAACGGTCTTAAGGCATCTGATTTAACTGATAGAGCTAAGCTTACTATTACTGGTCACTTCCATCACAGAGAAGAAAGAAAGTATAGCAATGGTACAATTCTGTATGTAGGGTGCCCTTACCAGCAAGACTGGGGAGATTATAATACTACTAAGGGATTGTATATTCTCGATCTTGATACTTTAAAGTATGAATTTATTGAGAATACCATCTCACCGCGTTATAATAAGATTAGATATTCTGAACTAGCTAACGGAGTTTATACCGCTGAATCGATTAAGGGTTTTATACACAATAACATAGTAAAGTTTTATATCGATAAACAGCTTGATCCTGCATCAGTAGATAAAATTATTCGTAAGTTGGTTTCTATCAAACCAGTTGAGTTTACTCTAGAATACGATTATAGTGAAATGAGTAAGTTTAAT